ATTTCTGCATCTTATCATCAAGTTCGTCAAGAGAATCAAGTTTGTTGTCAATTATCTTGATTTGTTCGTTGTTTTCTCGTATCTGAGCGCGTTTATTTGCTATAGCCTCATTCCAACTTGCTATTCTCGCCTTCTTATTTTCAGAACGGCTTGCTGATTCCTCAATAGCCCTTTCTATTTCTGAAGACAATGCAGATACACGACCACGGCACTCAGATACACGGCACTCAGCCTCTGACAATTGTTTTTGTAACGGCTCAATATCTTTACGTAATGCCTCTATTGACTCGTCAACAATAATACCGTTACTAAAACGATTGATGATTTCCTTCTTAGTGCTGTCAGGACTGGAAAGGAATGAACGGTACTTTCGTGCAGTAAGGATAAAATTCGAGAAAATATCTTCTTTTGACAAACCGATTAAATCAAGTATGTATTTGTTGTAATCATTTACATTTGCCTGCTTGATTACTTCCAAATCCCCCTCATTGTTAACTGTAACAACAATCTCCTGAGGGGCCTTACGAGATAATTTTCTTGAAATTTCAACTCTTATGCCAAATACTGTATTAACAAGAACAGCCTTAATTTCAGAAATATCATGTGCATCATTGATTATTTCGTCCATATTGACTTTACGCAATGTTTCACCTGTAAGTGCAATGGCTATTGCTTCAATAAGAGCAGATTTTCCTGAGCCATTTGAGTTTTGCGACTCATTATCCATGTTGTTGCCAAATATTAACGTTGCATGGTCCTGAATGAGTTTATATTCAAAAGATTCAAAAGCGCATAGATTTGTAGCCTTGATTGAATATAGATTCCACATATTAACTGATTTTGTCGAGATAAGCCAATCCCATATCTACATTTGCGATAGCCCTATCAGCACAAAACTCGACATATTCTTGCTTGATGCCAGACTTGTCAAATTTCTGAGATATATCTTGGGCTTGTGTCAATTTGTTTTCAATTTGTTCCGTAATAAACTCAATTTTAGTGGCTCCATGTTCAATGCACTTCTGTTTATCAATTGTGTCTATCTCATTAGAATTACATCTGATACGAACTTTAATTTTATACCATCCACATGATTTCATCTGCAATAGTCTGTCATAAAAATCTTTGTTTATATCTGAGATTGTAACATCAATAACTTTGTACCTGGTGTTTTGCATATTTTGAACAAACTCATAACTTCCATCAGAATATAGCACTGTATATCCTTTGAGTTCATCTTCTCCAAAATTATGTTGCCTTGACGCTCCTATATATTCTATATTTGTTCCATCTACAACTTTTCTATTGTGATAATGACCTACCAATGTGTGGTCAAATGGCTTGAATATAGATGCTGGAAGTTCATCATCGCTTGGGTAAGCAAGACCTCCATTGATACCTTCGTGTATATATAGAACGTTTGTTTTTGATGAATCAAGTTCTTCTATAATTCCGTTCAAACGTTCGATAAACGAACCGTTCTCTGGGAAGTAACTCATTACGTACAGAACAGCATTGTCACTTATATCTATAACCGTATAATCATCTACAACAAATACGTTTGGGTATTCACTGAATAAATGACTATACCCAAAATACGATTCTTGGTCAACAAGGTCGTGGTTTCCTTCGGCTATGGTTAGCGTTATTCCTTTTGAGTTTGCCTGAATGATAGCCTCTCTTACGGCCATTAGAGTGTTTAATGTCTGTGCGCTACGAGAATACCACAAATCACCTCCAATGATAATTTCAGGAATCTCTTTTTTTACACAAACATCAATTGCTTCATTCCAGTTTGTACGAAACTCTGATATTGTATCCTTGCTTACATGAATGTCATTGATAAGCAAGGCAACAGGGTATTTTGAACTCATAACTCATTTGATTTACTGCACCCACGCCAAATTAATAGCGTGGGCACAATTACATCTTATGGTTAACGTCTACGAAGAGGTCTTGCGGCACGTCTTGCTGAACGTACAGCTGGCTCGTTCGTATCATCGTTTCGTTGAGTTCTACGAGAAGAAAATTCTTCCTCTTCCTCCTCATTGTCCCCATCAGTTTTTTCGTTTTTCTGCTCTTCCTCTTCCTCCTCTTCAACTCCCTTTGCAGGTTTGCGAGCGGATTGTGTAGGCTCTTTATCATCTTCATTAGACTCCTCTTCCTCCGATGTGAGATACTTTTCGCACTCATCTAAGAGGTCCTGGTTGGTCTTAGAACGAACGACTTTGACAGGAAGATTGTTTGTCTTTACAAACTCAATGATAGATGAGCGGAGTTCCTGTCCCTCTTCTGAATCATCGCCAAGATTAGCATCTTCAATCTTGTCAAAACGCGCCCACAAAGCATCAAGGCCATCGAGTTCTGACTCTTCGTTTTCACCATTGTTAGAGCTACTTTTGCCAAATGTGAAGTGAGATTGGTCATCTGCTGGAAGAACCATCTTGATTTGTTCAATACAATCCTTAACCTCTTCGGTATCCATAATTGCAATATCGAACTTATCGTCAAGTTGTTTAAGGTATGCGATAGTAGCCTCAAGATGGAATCTTGTATAACGATACAATACGTTAGGAAGACGCTGTGCATTGAGCAATGCGTTCAACTCGTCTTCTCCCAATTCATCAATTCCAGAAACGGTGTCAATGTTGAAACTATAAGATGTCTTACCGTTGTCGTTCTTGCGAGTGATTTCAAGAGGATAAGCACTGTCAATTGAAGAAATAGGACAATTTACGTTCTGCTTTTTGTTAAGTTTTGTCCATAAACTCAACTTACGCTCTTCAAGTTCTTTGTACTGTGCGAAAGACAACTGAAGGATTTGTATACCGTCATCACGCTTGTCGCAGTCAATTACATACATACAACGCTTTGAATCCCAGCGCAAGCCACCATCGAAACTGCCTCCACGCAACTTCTTGCACAGTGCTTCATCGTCTCCATGAATGTCACATGCTGTAGCAAGATATGTGTCAATCAAGTCATCCTTTAGTTGAGGGAATGCTTGCTTTGCGTTACAAACATTTACGTAAGTGATTTTGGGTTTCTTGTCTGAAGGCTTTGATGTGTCTACAATCTTCAGCATGAGTGAACGGAGAGGGTACTCGTAGCCCTTACGGTCCATAGGAAGAATAACTCCTTCACTGTCAATTACAGGAGCCAAGGGGAGAATGCGTACATTGTATGTACCATCCTTGTCGAATCTGAGATAATTAACTCGCTTGCTGCTTTCTTCAGTGTTCTTCTTTTTTGCCTCTTCAAAGGTTTCTTGTGATTGTGCAAATGCGCTAAATACGTCAAATGCGTTTTTGCTTAATTCCGTCATGAGTGATAAAATTAAATTTTTCTTGAAAGATTCTTCCATGTATTGGCATACGCGCCGGCAAATGCTTCTTGTGCCTCAGCCGCTTTCAAACGGTCTCTTGACAATAAGTCGATTTGCCATTCTGACATGGCGTGATGGATAATCTTCTCAATGACGAAATCCATCTCAGTTGCTGGTTCATTTTTCAGGTCGAAATATTCAAATTCTTCGGCCTCTCCTGGAATTTTACAGCTATGAATCGGAGCGTATATCTCTTCAAAATATCTGTATAGGGCTTCTGGTTCTGGGTGACTTTCCAACTCTTCGGAAATCGTAGGTAAAATATACCCAAATAGAAACTTCAACTGAGGTAGCGAGCGATTCTTTTTTTTGTCAAATAAGAGAAATCCGTATTCTCCATCTTCCAAATTGTCCACAGAATCTAACAGCTCGTCTGTGTCAGCATAACCTTCTCGGACTTCGATTATGCCCTTCTCTCGAATCATGTTACATAGGTCTTTTTATTAAATTACTCGGCAAAGATAAACACATTTTTTCATACGAACAAATTTTCATTCAGATAAATTTTCATAAAAATAAACCAAGCAAATTAGAAACGCTATATATCAACACTATACATATTTTTCTATGTTAATAGCATAGTTTATATATTAGTGCTCTAAAATAATTACAGACTGATTTTCGCTTCCTCTCCATTTAAGATTAGGCATATATCTTTCTTGTATAAATGGCCCATCTACTATAACATCCACGTATTGCAGAATGTCAGGAAACTTATCAGCAATTATTTGGAACGTATGACCACTCCACAGCCAAATATCCTTTCTTGTGTTTTCTTTGATTTTCTTGCAAAGTTCAACAATGCTATCATATTGCATCAACGGCTCTCCGCCAAGGATAGATATATTAAAATCGTCTATGTTAAGTTGGTCATAAACGTCATCTACAGACATTTTAACACCGCTTTCTATGTCCCATAAATGTTTATTATGGCACCCTGGACACTTTATGTCACAACCTGAAATATAAAGTGCATTCCGCAAT